CCCTGATTTACTGGACGCTTCTACTGCAGGGGTGCTGTGCCATCGACTGGTATCATCTGGCGCGTCAGTCACAGCAACTTCAACGGGTGACGTGATCGTTGTGTTTCGCGATGTAGGAGTCACGCATCGTGGAAGGTTCTTAGGCGAAGCTTGCGCCAGAGCTGTTGTTGCCAGGGGCTCTTGGGCTAAACCGGACAATACTGCCGCCTAACCCCACTGCTTTGCCATAGCGGCAGCAATACCTTGGTATGTCAAACTCCGCTGCTTCGCTCGATCCTCCGACGGTGGCAACTTCCAGATGCGTTGCTCTCGACCCTCCACGATGTCAGTGGGCGTTAGTTTCGGAAGACCCTTTAGCCACAGGCATGTAGCCTTCGTCTCCCCGTGACCGAACTGCCACGGCTGTACAATCTGGTCGGGCTTGCGCCACTGGGTCGACATAATGCTCACAGGGTTCTCAATGGCGATCTTGGGGATGTCAGCGTTGGCCAGAGCCATGAAGAAGTCGATACCCTGTTGCTGACGACCATCGGCGCGCTTGGCGGCGAACCATCGAGCACCACTGACCGCAAGGTGTGTGCAGGGGGGAAAGGCAACCATCATGTCCCACCCGTCATCAAGTATGTCGAGCACCGATCCTTGGTAGTGAGGGCCCGGTATGTCTGTTGGTAGTAGGTCACAACTGATTGCGTCATGCCCCATGACTCTAAATGCTTCACGAACGCGCCCACTGTATTCGCAAGCTACAAGTATCTTCATCGTGTTCCCGCCAACTGTTAGTTCTTCGACTCCAGTAACCGGTCCAGCTTGGCGGTGATTTGTTCTTGTATCTTGGCGCGGGTAGCCATGAACTCACGAGCGTCTTGGTCTCGCTCTGTTCTTGCTTCACGAAGCACAGCGTCGTAACGCTCTCGCATGCTCACCAATCGCTGATCGTAGTTGTCGTTGATGTCTTTCAACTGCGATTGAAATGATTCGACCAACCGATCGAGCCGTTTCTGCAACGCGATGAACTGCCATACCAAGAACGCTGCAAAGAGTCCTAAGTGTCCACCGGCGAGTAACTGATCAATGATCTGGTCCACAGTGCGGCCTCCTTAGTTCAAAGTATCAGCCCTATAGGTTACGGTCTACTACCACGTTTACCTAATCGATTAGCACCGTCTACCGGTTGACCTGCAGGTTTGGCACGGGAGTATATATTGTATTTGACCCTTGGAATACGGGGGTCTTCCCTCCCTGAGCACCGCGTGGTTGTTGTTCTCCTGAGCAGTCATCCCGTCGTTTTGCTTCTACGCGGTGCGGGGTCCGTCAAATCCGGGTGTCTCTTTGACGGGCCCCTCTCGGGGGTGGAGAAGTATGTCTCCAACCGAGATCATTCGTTTAGCGCTTTCATTTCCGCTTCAAAGTCTGCTTGCGCCTGACTGCGAAGGTTCTTCATGATTGACGCAAAGTCTCGTGATTCTGCCTCTTGCGTACCGCTGGCGCTTGTCCCCATGTTCATCATGCCAATCGCTTCAGGCACTGGTTCTGGTTCGGGCTCTGGTTCCGGTTCTGTTTGAGGCGCATATTGACCCATCTTGAACTTGTGGTTGACCATGTCCATGGCTTCTGTAGGATCTACGGAAGCGGTGCACAAATCGCAAAGCAGTTTGAAAGCCTCATCGTTTTCGTGCACTTGAGGTGACGTTTCCTTTACCCAAGTGTCGAACTCTGCAACAGCACTCTCGATCTCCGCTTCTTCAGCTTCTTTGGCACGGGCTTCCCATGTTTCAATCTGCTGACGAAGAGTCTCACGCTCTTCAATGATTTGCTGGAGTTCACTCTTACTACTGTTTTGGGCTTTTTCCGTAGCATCGGCGAACTCACTTCTAAGGGTGTCGATGGCTGCGCGGTGCATTGCCTTCAGCTCATCGATTTCCTTTTGCTTTTCCTCAAGAGGATCGATGTCGCCGTGCAACCACTTTTGCACCCGTTGTTCTTGTTGACGTACGTCTTGCTCTTTTGCATCCAAGGCCTTTCGGCGAGCACTCATCTCTTGAAACTTGTCGGTGTAACCCCGCTGCCAGTTTGAGTACTTGTTGTTCAACCCCTCCATCAAAGCGCTTTGCAGTTTGTCATCAAGCGTTGTGAACCAGTCGGACGACCGAAGAGAGTCAACCTCTCCGTTCCAGTCGATAACACTTTCTACTTCGCTTTCCGCCTCAGGTGCCGCTTCTACGGCTTCTACGCTTTCAGCAGTGTCTACAGGTTCAGCCGCTTCTACCGGCTCTGCAGCAGCCTCTACAGGCGCCGCATCACTCACGTCTACAGATTCTCCCGTATCTGCAGCCGCAACAGTCTCGTTGTCTTCGTTGATCATGGGTGTCTCTCCAACAGGTTAGGCCATTTCAGGCGCAGGTTGCATCGGTGCAGCAGCTGCAGCTTGTTCAGGCATGTCACCTGTGACCTTCATTGCTGCCACCTTTTCCAGTTCCATAAGAATCTGAAAGTCTTCAGTAATAGCTTTTGCCAAATCTTCCGCAGACATTTGTGCAAATCGCGGAATCTCTTTTGCCGCCATCAGCAGTTCTTTGGCGCGGGATTCAGACATGCCGAGCATCTCAACCATAGGCTTGATGTTCATGTCACCCTCGGCCGTGGCTCCTTCAGCCATTTCTTCGCCTTCACCGAACGCAGCTTCAGCCCCCATGTCTGTGACCTCGTCGATTTTGTCCATCAATGGCTTGATGTCGCGATCAGGAACCACACCGTCTTCGGGGATAGCAGCATCGTCAGGACCCTCGTCTCCGGGCTTCTCCATCGCTTCTTCTGCAGCGTAGAGTTCAGGAAACATTTTCTTCGCTTCGTCGTAGCCAGGTTGACCTTTGTACGGAAGTTCGACACCAGTTTCGGGGTTGGTAGGCATGATGGTTCCTTGTTTAGGAGTTTGTAGGTATTAAGGATTCTGGGTCAATGCAGACCAACTCAAACGAAGCTTGTTCGCCAATCGCACGAATGTACTTGTTAGGTAGCGTACGAACTTCTTTACTTCTAACATCTTCGTAGGTTGTACAGTCTCGGTTTCCATGGACCAAAACGAGTCGTAACGTACGCTCGTTTTGCGAAGCCAAAAACTGGGCGTGTTCCACGAGTTCGAGGTCACTGGGTACTCCCACTTGCATTGCTAGCTCCGGTAGATGGTTGTTCAAACTTTTTGGCGTGGCTTTCTGCCCGCCGTTCTTTGAGAGTTTGGCTATCGTACCCGCGTGATTTGCGCTCTAAATAAGTGTTGTGTTGACGCTCTTCAGAACGCGCGTTGCGTTGGGCATCGGATTCGTGCTCGATGTTCACATGGTGATTCGGGAACCGTTCTTTGATTACGCTGATGCAGCGATCGTACTGTTCTTTGGTTTCTGCTTTTCCAAGGATTCCAAAGTCGACAGCACCAAAAGACCCGTAACTCTCCCCATGCACTGCGTAGCGCAAACCTTTGAAACTCATCTTCCGCTCGCTGTTGCACTGGGGGCAGTCGGGTACACCTGCACTACGTCGGTACATCACCTCTTCCTCGAAGAAATCACAACCACTACATTCCAAGTTGTTGATTAGCCAACTCATTATTTCCGCCCACCTTGAGGTCCCAGTTTACCGTCTCGGGCCATGGAGAGTGCTATGGCGATCGCCTGCTTCTGAGGCTTACCCTCGTCCATCAACTTCTTAACTTTCTTGTTGATTGCTTTGCTCCCTGGCATCACTTCTTCCCTTACTTCTTATTTTTCTTGGCCTGCGCGGCACGAAACGCACTGACTTTTTTAACGTCTATGGATCTACCTTCTCTGTAAGCCTTCTGCGTAGCTTTGATCTCTTTAGCTTTTGCTCGGGGGTTCTTTGATCCCGAAAGATACCTTGCGACCACACCAAACTTACGGGGCAGTTTACGACGAGCCATGACTATCGCAAGTCCTTATCGTGCTTCTTCGACCCGCGAATGAAACTGTTGACGCGACCCATTGCCCAAGCGGCCATGGGTACATTACGGGAGCCCGAAGACAAGTAAGCACCTTGCCCACGACGGTACACTGCAACAAGTTTACGCAAAGAGATACCTGACTTCTCTGCTTTCTTGCGCAACGTTTCCATAGTCTTTGCGCTTAGTTTTTTCTTCTTTGCCATTACGCAGCCCTTCCTGCCCAGATGATGCAGACTCGTTTAGACGCACATTTAAAATCAAGTGCAGAACAGTAACCTAACTCACCTGCATCGACGGCTGCTTCAGGATCGCCGTCAGGGCCTATACCTATTTCAATACACTCTTTCATGCTTTCAGACGTATCAAAGAAACTACAGTTTCCGCAACGCATCGTCATTACATTTTCAACGGTGTCATTGAAGCGATCCGCGTATCGTTGCCAAAACTCTTTGTTGCCCCCCTCCTCGTCTAAGCCGGGGTTTGCGGGACCGTACTCTTTTGTGTCGAGTGCGTTCTGTCGATTCTCTAAGTTGAGTTCGACATCTTGAGTTGCTGCGGGGCAAGAGTCGGCTTTCTGCGCGTTGCGACGCATCGAGTCCATCATTTCATTGTATTCAACCACTACCATTTCACCTTGTCAGCCCAGTACGCTGCGCTCATCTTACCTTTAGCGATGTTCTTTCGGTGTCTTGATTTGAAACTTGCCCGCTTTTTCTTCATCTTCTCTGACTCACCCTTTTTGGGCTTCCCCGCCGTTTTTGCCCCTTGTTCACCAAAGCGAATCAGTTTGATTTTGTCGCCTTCTTGCGCCAGTACAATGTGACTCTTTGAAGGATGATTTGGTGTACGCTTAGGTTTGTTTACGCCCTCAAGATTATGCTTCTTGAGAAGCATCGCCTTGCGAGCTGCGTCACGACGAGAAAGAGCCATTATGCTTGCGCACCTTCACGAATAGGCGCGCCTCCTCCTGCTGCCAACGCTTCTTCTGCCGCGAGCGCTTCTTCTTCTGCTGCTGCGGCTTGTTGACTGGCTATGACTTCACTGGCCAAGGAAGCGGCAACCGCAGGCTCACCTGCAGCAGCGCCACCCAGCGACTGTTGTTGTGCTGCCATCTGTTGTGCTTGCTGCGCCGCCATCACATCCTCTTCTGGCATCAAGATACGAGCAGGCATACCCAATCCAGAAATGACTTCTTCCACCAAACGACGACTGTCGATATTCGGGTCAGATGCCAAGAATGGCAACATTTGCATCATTGTCTCAGCCAACACACTTGGGTTTTGACGAATGGGGTTGTACGACACAGTCTCAAACTCAACGTCGACATCCCGCAGCATCTTGAGGTTGACCTCTGCCCACTTACGGTCGCCTGCGATTCGCACCATCTTCTCGGCTTTCATGAACCTCTTACACAAGAAGAATGCCTTTTTGGCTACGTCTTCAAGTGCATCGTTGACGTGACCCTCACGCGTTGCCAAGCGAGTACGCATCTGAGCATCAATGATCGCCATCTCTGTAGCAGTACGTGCGCCAGTGACTTGACCCCGAGCCGCTTCGGCCAGAGCAGAAATGAACGCTGCATCGGACTCTTGCCGATTGATAAACTCCACTACACCAGCAGGTGTGTCGGGCATGGGCATAGGGTAGAACAACGCACCCAAGTTTCGGATCGTTTCGCTGTTCTGCGGAGTGACCCCAACGAATGATCCCGCAGATGCTTCGACGGCTTTGTTCAAGTCTTCTTCAGTTAGCATGCCTGCATCGTAGAGAATACGCGGCACCTGTAGGTACACGATCTGCTTCATGTGAGTCAACAGGTCGTTCACAGTTTGCTGTTGGTTCAATACCAGTTGAACTTCACTCAAACCTGAGCAGTCCACTGCAGAGTGGTTGAGGCTGAACATCGAGTAAGGGGTGTACTCAATCTTGTCTTGAAACAGTACAGCGTTTGCTTGTTTGCTGTAATGCTTGACGATACCTTTTTCGCGATCGTAGTACTCCCAGATAGTCACCCACTGGAATGCGTCTCGCGTGTCTGAACCGCCAGATGGACCACCTGAAGTCAAAAACTTGGGGTAGCGATCTGGTTGCACATCTGCAATGTTCTTGCTCTTGTACCGACCTTGCTTCACACGAGCCTTGAACTCAGTGTATGGAATGACGGTACACTCCAACCAATACTTGATGTCATCAGGATCTCTGACCGTCAGGTCAAAGAACAGAGCGCTGGGGTCTACAATACGGACTACAGGGCGATCTTCTTTAACATTCCAACTGGTCTTAAAGATTCCGCGCTTGCACAGAACTGCATCGATAAGAGCCGTTGCTGCTCGGCGCCGCATGCGATTGGTTTGGAAGATGTACTCCATCAAGCCAGAAACTGCAGGAGCAGCATCTTCACTTGACGGGGTACGAGCCATTGCAGCGACTTGAGGGTTTGGTCCCAACAAAGCACTCACAGCTGTGTCAGCAATCGCATAGATCAAGTTCTTGCTGCACAGATAACTCTGAGTTGACCGGTCCAAGTTCGAGCCTTCAAGGTTGTAGAACTCGCCTCGGTAAAACTTGCGCGCTTTATCAAACTGCTTTTTTTCGTGCCGGTTGTAATGGCGCAAGTGCCGGTCGATTAGCTTGTCGAGACTAACCATCAATAGCTGCCTTTGCTTCCGCCGTGAGGGTTACCCTTCTTTTTCTTTCGGGCTTCTTTGTCTGACATTTTGGCTTTCTTCTTGGCAGCTTGCATCATTTTAGCGAAACTTGCGTTAGGCATTGTCAACTCCATCTCGACATAGGTTTGAACGGTGTATTGGCTTCCCGGCGTTTCCGGTCTTTGTACTTGTCAAGGTCACCAATGGTAACCTGCCCAGGAATATAATCCGATTGTACTTCACTTTCACTAAGAGTAAACCGTCGGCGTGACAAAACATCTGCCGCCATGACGGCTGTACGGGCTCGGTCAAAGTGGTGTGTGACGCCATCAAAGCCCTTTACGCGCTTCTTTCGTGACCCATCGTAGTTCAATAACTGGTGCAGCATCCCGCGACTCTTGAGTTTCAGGTCTTGGTCTGCCAGCATCTTGACCAGACGAGCCTCGGCCTCACGCAATCGTTTTTCCGTCGCGTACCACCCCGGATGGTTGCGGTTGGTCCACAACAAGTTCTTAGCGCCGTTGTCTTTCAACAGTGCAATACATGCAGCGGCGTTCGACTCTACAGCCAACAACCCCATTGAGTATCTACGTTGAACAGTGAGTAGTCGTTGGTAAAAGCGATCGGGAGACTCTCTACCTTCCCAAAACGCCACCTCTCGTTGCTCCAATGCATCGAACACGGTCAGAGCAGACTGGTCACCTTTTGCACCGAAACCTGCAGGGTCTGCGGTAATAATGTACTGGTGACCCGGTTGAGGAGGTTCAATCTCATGACACTTGTACGCACCCATTTGAGGGTCGGGGCTACTCTCTGCCAAGTATGCTTTGAGCACATCAGCAGGGATCACAGGGTCTGTGGCGCCTAACCAACCATCGTAAGGGTCCGACGGGTACTTGCACGAGAACAACCTCGCGTCTCCAACAAACTCCGTACCAAGGGCGCGACGACGAAACGCTAAGTTTCGTAAAGACATGCCTTGGTGTTTGGTTTGATACTCACGTTCACTGACGGTTGGTGCGAACCCTTTCTCCAGTGCGATGCAGCTGTCGTCTTCCCACCACTCCAAGAATAATGGGTGGAAACGACTGGTACCTTCCATCGCTGATCGCCACATTTGTTCGTGGTGACTACCGGCTCGTCCGGGGGTGGACTCCAGAATGACCTTCGCATTTACACGCTTGTTTACTGTGGGGAAGATGTTGATGGCGGCTTTCTTTTGCCACTGGGCTTCACCGAACTCCGTAATGACCAGACGGTCAATCGAGCGACCAATGGCAGGGCTACGACCACCGGCAGTAAGAACCTTAATCCCGCCGCCGTGTATGAACTGCATTTGCGTTGCTCCTGCCTTCTTGCCAGGAGCCAAAGGCATCCGCACATCGTCAGGTAGGCGCTGGTAGGCAAAGAGAATCCGCTCGAAGATGTCTTCTGCCGTGTCTTGCCTTTCCGCAATGAGCAACCCCTTCACACCCTCAAGGTACATGCAGTCGCGCAGCAACAGCATAACAGAGATGGTTGTGATCTTGGCTTGACGGAACTTGTTTACGATTAGCCAGTTGTTGTCATGGTACGCCTCAAGCAACTTGCGTTGCGTGTATGTGGGCGTCATGTACCCGATGGTTTCATCCTCCCTGACAATCTGGCACATCGACACAAACGCATCCGGTGTCGCAAACATCGCTTTGATCTTGCCCTCATGCAACCCTTTAGCCTTTGCAAACTTGGCGCCGCCTTTCTTCTTAGTCATGCTGCCATGGTATCACGTGACCCTAAACGGTCAAAGTACTGACGCATAAGTAGAAAAGTTAACAGTCAGTCTTGCCAAACTCTTTCTACACGTATACTCTTTGATACGCACCCTCTTGGTGTGCTGGGTAGCCGCAAGGTCCAGCAGCAAGCATCAGTGGACAAGCATCAAAACTGTGAATCCTTCAACTCAACTTAACGGTTGGGGGGTGACAAAGATGTCTACCCAGCAACCGAGAGGCTAAAATGTCTATTTCTACTGAACTTTTGAACACCACGTTCGCGGATCTCCGTGGGCCTCTGGTGAATGCATTTGTTCGCAGCAATGAACTGTTCGATGCCCTTCAGTCCAAGGCACGGATGCCCATGGAAGGCGGAACGCTCATCGAGCGGTCCTTCTCCGGTGGTGCTCCTGCACGGGGTGTCGGTGTTTACGTCGGTGACGAGCTGCTGAACATGACCCGGCGTCAACAAATCAAGCGCTTCCAAGTGGAGCCGCATCGTATTGTTGCTGCCATTAACATTCCGAAGCGTGAGCTTAACCAGAACTCTGGCAAGCTTGCTATCATTCGACTCATTGAAGAGTACCCTCAAACTGTAATGGAAGCGGCCAAGGCTGACTTGAACGCATACTTCCTGACCGGTGTGAGCCGTGGTTTGGTTTTCAACACCTCGGAACTCAAGGGTTTCCTGACCCTCAATGGTAATGTGTCTGATGGTATTGGAACCGGTGTGACCAACGGTCTTCTTGACTTCCTCACTCCTGCGGAACAAACTACCGCTGGAGACGTTGTTCAAGGGGTTGGAAAGTCTACCTCCATCTCGCACTTCAACCAGTTCGCCGACATGTCGACGACTTTCTCCGAAGCAACTCTTCGTAAGGTGTACCGTCAGTGTGCACACTACGCTGGTGGCATCGGCAAGGGTCCTGACCTGGTGATCATGGATGATGACACATTCACGCAGTTTGAAGCTGGTAAGCTTTCCAACGTTCGTGTGAGCATCGTCGAAGACAAGACCGAAAACAGCAACACCATTGAGCTTTCGCTCGGTGTCGCCAAGACGTTCTCGTCCATCGACCTTGATCGTACAAGCAGCGGATTCAGCAGCCCATCGAGTGACGCCGAAAAGGGCGTGACTTACATGCTCAACACTGACTATCTCGAGTTCCCAACTTTGGAAGCTCCGACGATTAGTGAGTTCCAAGAGCGTGTGGGTGACCAAGACGTTGTAACTGCTATCTTCTCAATGCAAGGAAACATGATTTCGACCAAGCTCCCAGCCCACGGCTGTGTTGCTGGTGGAAACGCGTAAGGAGGCCCCAGATGGCATACGGAAACTCTGTTAAAACTGACCTGTTCAGCACTGTCTATGACGGCGAAACTTACGCATTGGGTGAAACTCGTGTTCAACCTGCTGCGGACGTTACGGACGCTGATGCTTCACTGAAAGGTGATCGCATCTGGTTGTTCGTGCAAGCCGACTCGAGCGGTATTGCTGTCAACGATCTGTGCAAACGCTCATCTTCGAGTGCAAGCTACGTGGCTCAAACCGCACCTGCGGCGGCAGACACTGAGCTGATCAACTTGATTGGTGTGGCGGATCACGCGATTGCAGCCAACAAGTATGGTTGGATCGTTGTCAAAGGCGAATGCGTTGTCAAAACTGCCGGTGTTTCGGCAGGAAACAACGTCACGTCGAGCGGTGCAGCTGCGGGTACTGGTATCCCTGCTGCAGGCGGTGCCACCGACTCGTACGCGGTATTCGGACGTGCTTTGACTGACACTACCGACGGCGTCAGTGACATCTACGTTGACTTTCGATAAGTCCCGATAACGTGATACATTAAGCGGGAGCCTCTTTACGGGGGTTCCCGCTTTTCCTTAGGAGCGCCTTGTGGACACATCCCTCAGTTCATTGCGTACACGCATGTTTGATTTCCGCTCGTGGGACACTACGGGTGAAACACTCAACCGTCGAGTTCGTGAGGCATTGAACTTGGCGCTGGATCGACTGGCAGGAGATGTACCTGAAGCGTTGATCCCCTCGGAAGCCCATGCCGTTTTGCTTCCTGATATCAAGACTGGTACCGTTTCGGCTTACCTTAAACCCTTGAGCACCGACAAACGCATCATGCAGTTCGTGAACGTTTCAGGCGCAGGGATTGACACCACTGGGTCAGGTGTAACATGGCGCCCTGTAGTCGACGGTACCTTTGATGGACTGTTGCACATTGAGTTTGAGGATAGTGCGGGACGGTTGTATCGTCGTCAGTCTTTAGAGTTTTGGACGGCAGCAGAACCTACCGAGAACAGTAAGTTGGCATATTACGTCACGTTGGATCGTCCGTGGAAAGACGTAGCGTCAACACCTTTGTCTTTCCGACTGCACCAACCTGAGTTTTTCTTTGAAGACGATGTCATGCAAGTGTTGGAGCCCGCCCGAATCTTCGATGACACACG